CTGACCCGCCTTTTTACTTTCTTTTCACCTTTGATAAAATCAGGACATAAAAAAAGGGGCAAAATGCCCCTAGATGTTTTTCGGGGTTGATCCCGAAGTGTAAAACGTTGTCAGAAGTACAAGCGATGCTCAAATTTCCCCGAACTTTTGCAATATAGGTTCACATACCAACCGCCTAATTTTAAGCCAAATTTGGCAAAGTTTTCTAAGTTTGAAATGTTGCGATATTTTCGCGGTGTTTGGGCATCTTGAAAAAAAATTATTCCAGTGTAAAGTTTTTGTGCCATTGTTTAAATTTTAGTTGTTTGTGTTTTCGTATTGTTGTATAGAATTAAATATTTGAAAAACTACTTGGGGTACGATTGCGTTACCTGCTGCTTTAATTGATTCGTTTCTCCACTTAGAAAAGGTAATTCCGTCCAATCGGTCGGAAATCCCATCATCTCTAGTACAAATTGGGGAGACAGATGGGAACGAGTCCCAAGTGCCTCGTTTATATGACTTCCTAAATCGTCCCCTTTCCAATTGTCCGTCTTCCAATGTATCCTCTCGTCCGATGCTCGTGGTGTCGGCAACATCCCCATTGCCATTGCTCTTGTCAATGTCACACTGTGCATCGAGCCTTCCTTTACTTGTGATGACTTCATTTTTATTGTTGCATTTGTCGCGTCCATTGCTGTTGGTGTTGGCAACATTTGATTGTTTGCCATTTGTGGTAAACTGATTCCAAATCTTTTCCCCGTTATATGGGATATGTTTTTCCCATTCGTTAATTTCCGTCCCTCGTTTGTCGCATCCATTGTTTTTGGCGTAGGCAACAAACCAAATTCTATCCCTTCTGTGTGGCGCCCCAACGGCGCAAGCTAGAAGTAAAAACGGTGTGACTTCGTACCCCTGAGCTTCCAAATCAGTTTGCACTTCATGGAATACCAGCCCGTTTGACCAATTAACAAGGCCGTAAACGTTTTCGCCCACAATCCAACGCGGCTGAATTTCTTGAATTGCTCTAAGCATTTGCGGCCAGAGGTGTCGGTCATCTTCTTTTCCAAGTCTTTTACCGGCTCCGCTGTAAGGTTGGCAAGGAAATCCACCTGTGAGAATATCAATTTTGTTTGCATATTTTGTAAAATCTGTTGTTATTATGTTTGTAAATTGTTCTGCGTTAGGCCAATAATGTTTTAATATTTTTTGTCCAAATTCATTCCATTCGCAATGAAATTTGTTTTCCCATCCCATCCATTCAGCCGCTAAATCAAATCCGCCAATTCCTGAAAATAAACTTCCATGTGTCATTTTTTATTTATATTTTTGTTTTGAAAAGAAAGTGAATTTGATTAATTTTAAATTCGTTTGTCGAAGTGGGCGCCTTAATCAGCGCCTATTTTTTTGTCTTGTATTGATCATTATGTTTTACAATTGTACCGTCTGCAATCCAATCTTTTAGCAGCTTTTTTATGCTAGTTAAGCCCTTTCCTGTCCTTTCGCAAAGATCATTTGCTAGTGCATTGTATCCTTTTGGTTCTAGTAGTACCTGACGCAACAAAATTGTTTTATCTATGCCAAAAACATCATTGCTTTTGTCAATTGGCGTGTTGTCCACTTGGTACCAGTCATTCCCTTGAAACTGTATTGAAATTGGGTTAAAATCATCACTGGAACGTAAAAATGTACTAGACAATTCAATTGTCTTTTTTTCCTTGTTTTTTTCTACCCTTAAAACAGATTGAGATTTTCTATCTAAAAAGCTTCCAATATGACCTATTGACAAATTATCTTTTTTGCCTAAATGCAAAACACATAAAATCAAAAGATCATGTTTTTTTGTAATTTTTTTTAGCCATTGCACTAAGTTAAAACTTTCCGCTACATTGTTAAAATCTTGAATTAAATCAAGTATTCCATCTAGCACCAAAATTGAGCAGTCGGGGTTAAATTCAAGATAAAATTCAAGAAGCTTTTGTATGTCGTTTGGACTTTCTTCCCTTACGCTTAGGGCGTCAAAATTGTGCGGCAATTGATCGAGTAAAGTTTGGCGCCTAATCCTTTCCAATGTCCTATAAAAATCAAAATCGCTTGACTCTGTATCAACATAACACAAACGCTTTCTGTTATCTTGAAAATTAATTTTCATGCCAAAAATATCCCATGTTGTGTAGGCGCTAGCAATTGCGGAAGTTATGAAAAGGCTTTTTCCATTTTTGGGCATTCCCTGAAAGCATACAAAAGATTGATTACACCCAATAGTTTTACCCGAAATCGAAAAAATTACTTTCTCGGTTTCGGGTATGTGGTTTCTCTTGAACTTTTTAGATTCAATTAATTTTAAAATTTCCTCGTTTGTCATTAAGGATATTTTAAGAAATAATTTTACTTTCTTGTTCTAGTTTTGCCTCAATGTAACTACAAAATAATTCTGCCATGTCATAAGCACATTTAATGCTAAACATTTCTTCTTCTTTGTGGTAATCTTCAAACTTTTCACCCTGATATGTAGCTTTTAAAAGTTCTAGCGCTACAAGTTCTAGCTTTGTCATGCCGCCCAAAATTACTAACTGTCCGAATTGATCGTTAAATTTAATTGGATAGGCTGGAAGATCTCTGTTTTTTTGGTTCATTTTCGTTTGTTTTTTTGTTAAAAATATTTGTCACGCTTTCAAAATAATTAATATTTAAAGATTCTTCTAGTGCAAAAACTTGCGCCTGTAATTTTATATGTTCTGTTGAAATCTTTAATTCTTTGTTTTCTTCAAGCCAATTTATTAGTCTATTTATCCCCGTCATTTTGTTGAGTTAAATTGTATAAAAATCTAATTTCTTGCAATCTTTCTTTGACTTCTTTTAAATATTTATCAAAATATACTGACCTGTCTATAGGTGCAATTTGAATCATTGCTGCATAAATTTTTAATAAGTTATCGTGTGTTAAAGTTGTTTCACTCATAAACTGTTTTTAAGTTTTTGTATTTGTTCTTTGTATGCCTCAATTGTATTGCTAGCAATTACTTTTACCATTGCATCTAAACTTAAATGTGTATCACGTTGGTATAAACTAGTAAATACTTTGTTATTAAAAAAGTGTATTTGTATGTTGTCAAGATTACCAGCAACAATTTTTTGCAGTTTTGCTATCTCTGCTTCATGCCATAAAATGGACTTGTATATAGCGCTAAATTCTTCATAATTTTCGTCGTACATAGTAGATTATGTATTTAATTGTAAAAAAAATATAGGCAATACCATAAACTAGTATGCCAACAGGTATCGAAATAATAAAATAGAAAATTATGGCTAAAAGCCAACCTATTACCCTAAACATGGGATTAAAAATTAAACCAGCTGTCAGCTGTAGCAATTAATAGGCAAAGAAGTACAAAAGCAATGATCTGAAATGTTGTTTTTTTCATTTTGATTAATTTTTATGTTTAAAATTCGTTTGTTACCGTAATATTAATAACATTATCAATACAAAAATCAAAATACTAAATATTTATTTTAAAAAAAGCACAAAAAAAGGGAATGTAAAAACATCCCCTGTATTCTTCAAACTAACCTATGCGTATAAACAACTATTTTTCAAATAATTCCCTTTCTTTTAACCTTCGATTAACTAAACCTTGATTCATTACACCCTTAACAAACACCCAGCGCATAAACTGTTCCCCGACCTCACTTTTGGGTTTGCCAGCATTTAATCTATTTAATAAAGTAGAATCTTTAAATGCTGTTGGTCCTATGTTATAAGCCAATGATGTTAAGCTATCCAATTGATTTTGCGTCACTGGCACCTTAACTAGCTTTTTAATATCAGCTTGCAAATTAGCTGTAATTGTTTTTAGCCAACGCAACGCTGTTGTTTCTGTGATTGTATCACCTTCTTTAACTTTTCGGTTTTCATCTATGTTAAAGGTTGAACCAAATCCAATAGTCCATACGCCGGCCTGATCTTTATAAGCTTTTAATTTTTTGCCTTCAAATATGGCAATAATAGACGCCGCCTTTGATGTTGTTGACATAAAGATAAGTATTACAATTGCGCCAATAATGGCGTATTTTTTAAAATTGGGAGTCATGATCTTTAGCAAATAAACCGACTAATATTGCACCAATGCCGCTAAAAATCTTTGTAAAATCTTTTGTGGCTATTCCATCAA